AGTTCAAAAATCTTCAAAGAGCATTACCTAAAATCAAACTTAAACAAGGTTTAGGTGAAGCAGTCTCTCCTGCTCAACAAGCTGCGATTGCAATCTCAAAGAAAGAACGTGGTGAGAAACCAAAGAACGAATGTGCATCTGAAGATGATTTCAAACCGCATATGATGTATGACCCAAAGACGGGTAAAGGTTACATGGCAAAGAAGTATGAAGACCATGTTCGTATGGACAAGATGGGTTACACTCACGAGAAACCAGAAGTCAAAGAAGGTAAAGATGACCTCTTCCAAGTAAATGTCAAAGGTGAAGGTGGTGCAACTGTCAGAGCAACAAGTGAAAAAGATGCAATCAACAAGGCATTTAGAAAACTTGGTATAGCAACAAGGTTTACTCGTGATAGACGATTCATGACCAAAGTTCAAGTTGTCCCTGCTGAGTCTGTCGAAGAAGTCAAGGAGTCTCGCGCATATCGTGATGCCATGCGTAATATGAGCGCTCGCGGTGCAACCAAAGGTATGGCACGAACTAAAAAAGATAGAGATATCGAAGCAACCGATGATGACCGTAAGGCAGCATCAAAGAATATTATTATGCAGTTGCGTAAAGCGGCTGATTTACCAACAGGAGCAAACATTGAATTTGACAGAGGAAAAGGAAAAGTTACTCGCGACCAAGCGAAAACGGCACTGGCGCGTTTTAATGCATTATCAAAACCAAATGAAAAAGAGAAATTCCAAAAGAGCATCAAATCTCTTGCAGACATCAAAAAACTTTTAGGTAGGTAAATGCAAAGATTCACAGAACACACAGATTGTGGAACTGACGAGTGTTGTGGGACTTGTTCGTCTCTTATTGAAAACAACATTTTTCGGGTCGGGTCAGAAAAGTATTATGAATACTTCCGTGAAGCACGGGAACAATACTATGCGGGTAATCTCGAACTGGATGCCGCAGATGTAGATATCATGGAGTCTAACTTAGGTGAGTTTGCACAATGGCGTGGTGAACACGTTGCACTAGACTGCATCTTTGAAGAAGACAAACAAGATGTGCCTCTGAATCAACCGAAGAGAGGTGGGCCGAAAAAATACTATGTATATGTTCGTGACCCTTCAACTGGTAATGTTAAGAAAGTATCATGGGGTGATACCACAGGACTGAAGGTTAAACTCAATGACCCTAAGGCGCGTAAGTCATTCGCTGCCCGTCATAAGTGTGACCAACAGAACGATAAAACTAAGGCTGCATACTGGGCATGTCGTTTGCCTAGATATGCGAAACAACTTGGTCTATCAGGAGGAGGCAGTTTCTTTTGGTAAAACCCTATACGGATATCTTCAGTCCTGACAAATGTGAAAGAGTCAGAACTTTTGGGGAAGATATCCAAGAAATGGATTTGATATGGCATCGTGACTCCTGTAATCGTGAGGTTACTGTTCTCGATGGTGATAACTGGAAATTGCAACTAGACAATCAGTTGCCTTTTATTATGGAAAAGGGTCGATTGTATCGCATACCGAAGATGGTCTATCACAGAATCATCAAAGGTAAAGGAGACTTGAGACTGAGAATTTGGGATGAAGTTAATTAATGTTCTCTATCGCGGTGGCGGTGGAGGTGAGTTTCTGGGAAGTCTTCTGACGGAACACAGTGATGTTGTTACAAAGAAGGTGGAACATGATGAATCAGTTGAGAGATGGTTTCTAGAGAGAAACGATGAAATCTCTCAATATTATATGGATGGTAGTCAACCTGTATCGGGTAAAGATTGGGATGACACTCTTTGGAACATACGACTAGACCACGGGTATGGTTTTCATGTTCACAAAGAATACTATCGAGACTATCTTTGGAATGATTGGAGCGAAACAAAGACTATCTTGCTCCAGTCAAGAACAGAGAAGAGTGTTAAATACATAGACCAACTTGCGAGAGCAAAACTTGGTCTAGGACAGAATAATCCTGATGGTCACTGGTTGATTCAGAATGGATTTGATGTTGATAAGTTTTGGAATCGTCCGTGGGAGTCGTGTCAAGAACTGACCGAACTATACAAGAATATGATTCCAGAGGGACATGATTGGATTGGGGTTGACCCATACGATTTGTTCCATAATGATGAAGAGTGGTCAGAGAATGTTCTCTATACCATTATAAATTATTTAGGACTGGATGACTCTTTATTTGATGAATGGTCGGTAAAAATAGAAAAATATCGAATAAAGAACAAACAACTTATAAATAGAACTATAGTTTAATGGGAAGACATGGCTAAGGAAACACAATTAGAACGCCTCGCAAGGATTGAGACAGAATCCTCTGTAAGATTTGACCGTCTTGAAGATAAGATAGACAAACTTGCGGATGCATTGATTTCTCTTGCTCGTGTGGAAGAGAAATTATCTAATCTTGAAAGTAATAATCAGAATAATTTCGAGCGCATGAATAAATTTTCTAAGAAACTAGACGAGATTGAGAAAAAGGTAGACGATAATGCTCGAACCGTCTCAATCATTAACAAGGTAGTATACCTTATCAGTGCAGCGATAATCGCTGGTCTGGTTAAATTTATGTGGATGTAAACGGAGATAACAATGAGAACATCAGATATGAAAAGATTGGGTGAAGCGTGGGCATCCGTGACATCCAAGAAACAACAAGGTTACACAGAAGAAGAAATTCGTGAACTGTGTCATTCAAAAGACCACAACTGTGCAATCACAGTCAACCACCCTGAATGGGGTCTTGGAAAACCTGTCTATGAATCACACGCGATTCCTACAGACGATGGTTTTGTTGAGTGGTATGATGTCCAGTTCAAACATGGTATCGAGGAACGTGTCCCTGTCGCCGACATGGAAGTCATCGAAGAATCCAGTCATACGAAGAAAGATAAAAAGAAAACTGATGAAGGTAATGCCTTCACAGCAGCATTGCAAGCCGCCAAAGAAAAAGGTGATGATACATTTGTTGTTGCCGGTAAAAAATATGATGTGAAAACAGAAGAAGCAAGACTTGCAAAAGAAGACGCTTCTAATGATAAGTCAGATGACGGTGATGGTCTTGATAAGGCCGACCCAAAGGCTGCTAAGAAGAAATTCAAAGACCGTAAAGACAAAGACATCGACAATGATGGCGATGTTGATGACTCTGATGAATTCTTACACAAACGCCGTAAAGCAATCGGTAAAGCGATGGCAAAAGATGAAGAAAACGGCGAAGAAGAGAATGGTGGCGAAGAAGACGGCGAAGAAAAGAAAGATATGCCAAAGGTCGCTGGTAAAAAAGATGACAAGAAGAAAGTTGCATCTAACGCCAAGACTGCGGAAATCAGTAAAATCGGTGAGTCAACTGAACAGTTGATTGCGATGCTTGAGACTGCTGCAAAACAACAGAAGTCCAATGCCACCAAACCAGAAGGTATGATGGACAAGGAATCTGGAAAGTCTAAAGAATTTGCGAATGCTCATAACAAGTCTGACAAGAAAATGGAAGACGATGTAGAAGACGCTAAAGACAAGACTACCAAAGCTGGTCAAGCAACCAAACCAAAATCTGGTAAACGCCCACAGGACAATGCATCAGGTGATACAAATGTTGTGAAGTCAACCGAAGCGCCTGTCAAAGAAGATACCGCTGATGAACTTGTAGCAAAAGCACAAGACATAATCTCTGGTAAGACAATGAGTGAAATTGCTGAACTGGGTCAAAAAGAAAAGAATCCACATGATGCAAGAACAAGAGAAGCAAGAAAGTTTCTCGAAAGAATGGCAAAACGCCGTGGTTATGTAAAATAAGGATGATAAAGATGACAATTAAAGCCCCTGCTTGGTGTGAAAACGCTATCCCTACTGCCCGTGGATGGGAAGACCCTGACACTGGTGAATTGTATGCATCTGGTGGTTTCACCCAAGAACAGATTGATGAGTTCTTTGGTGTTACACCAGTTGTAGAACAAGTTGAAGTCCCTGTGGAAGTTCAGACATTGACCGAAGCACCTGTTGGTGATAAGTCACTTGATGATATGTCAAAGGTTGAACTTGAAGCATTGGGTCGCCAACATGGCGTAGAACTTGACCGCCGTAAAAAGAAGTCAACCCTTGTTGAAAGAATGACTGGCATACTGAAAGACTAGATAGAGGTAATATACCCTCTGTTTGGATTTTTCATAATGCAATTAACAAAAGATAATTTAATAGTATACGCTGCGAAGCACTATTATAATCCTAAATGTATCGACAGTGAGGAGTTTTTTGAGGACTTAAAAAGATTTAAGTATATCAAAAGACTTCTCAATCGATACAAAACTACAGGTGAGTTGTCTGAAAGACTCATCATTAATCATCTCATAGTAATTTTCAACGTATTTGGTCATGAGGCAGGACTAGACATCCTCGAACTCAAGATTGAACTCGACCATTGGGAAACACTCAAACCATTTCTTATCTTTCTCAAGGCAATCAAAAACGATATGTATACCAATATTGAAATGGATAAATTAGTCATTGAAAGACTTCGAAACATATAAATAGAACTATGGGTATATTAAAGTCAGCAGCAGACCTCGTTTATACGATTCGATTCCTGAAACTTCTCGTAACACCATTCGAGAAGATGGGTGCGTATAAGGCAGGCATCATCGATGCAGATGGTAAGAAGAATCCAGACTTCAACACTTTGAAGACTGATGACCGTGAGGCATATAGAACACACTATACTCCCTTCATCAGACTTGTTATCAATCTAAAAAGAATAATGGCAAAGGCGCCAGGCGGTCAATCTGTCATTGCACGTTATGGTGCAGCACTCGCACTCATACGAGAACATGGTGAATTATCAGATGATAGAGTGATGCAAATTCACGAAGAAACGGGGATTGATATTCTAGATGTTCTGGTTGAGGACTCCCAGTGGTTTGTGATTGATAATAATGAACTATCGCCAGGCATATACCGAATGAGATACGATACACTAACTGTTCAATGTGAAGATGTCGTAAAGAAGGATGATAAGATTCGTGTTGTTGAGACCGATGCATCTCCGATTGATGAAATTTTAGGTATCAACATATACAAGGGTATCCACGAAAACTCTAAACAGTGGGTATACTTTTCGACAGGGGAGATTACCCGATGAAGAGTTTTAGAGAATTTATGGGCACATCTGCGGTTGCGGGTGCGGGAGAAAATCCAGAAAAGATTGTCCCTGTCCATATGAAAAAGAAAAAGAAGAAGGATATTGAAGTCCTCAAAAGATTTATAGATAAACGTGAAGAAAGTAAAACATATTGGAGTAAATAATGTTAAGTGGATTATTAGGTAGTGTGTTAGGGTTTGGTGGTTCGGTTGTCCCTGCTATCACAGACCATTTCAAACAAAAAGGTCAACAGAAGTTTGAACTAGAAAAAATGAAAACTATGGCAGAACTGCGTAAAGCAGGGTTCGACCATGAGTTAAGGGCATGGGAAGCACAGGCCGCAGATAATGAACATGATAGGTTAATTCAACATGATATCTCTATTAATCAAGGCACAGGGTTTATTGCTGGTTTACAGAAGTCAGTTCGCCCTATTATCACATACTGTTTTTTTGGGTTGTTTGCTGTTATTGAGATAACACTCCTAATGGAGGCATTAGAGAAGGGAACAGACTTCGCTGATGCAATTAATATTCTCTGGGATGACGATACAAAAGCAATCTTCGCTGCCATTATCTCGTTCTGGTTTGGTTCTCGTGCGATTGATAAGGCTCGTAGATAATGAATAAAATATTCTTAGTTTTATTAACAACACTGGTTACTGCTTGTGTTGTTTGGTCAGGGCCTGCATTCGGTAAGAACTATATCAAACTTGGTTACAAAGTAGAAGATAGTAATACCAAGAGTTTCAATCTACATCAAAAGTTTATATGGGAGCCTGAAGGTAAAGACTTTCAGATTGAAACTGAAACCAATGTCTATAAAACTTCAGTGAATGGTGAAGACCTTACTGACCGCGCAGATGGTGAGTATGAGTTTATTCTTAATTTCACACCAAGACATTATGGTATTGCAAACTTTGGTTTTAACTACAATGCCAATCGTTTGATGGCAGAGTTCCGGCCGCATACAGGTGTGGGATGGGGATATAAGTTCTTCCGCAACGATAAATGGAAGATGTCTCATGAGTTCACCATCACACAGATGGGAACTGAGGACTATACAGAACTCGTTTGGCGAAACTCTACTTGGATTAGATACAAACACCCTGACTCTCCTATCAGTATCACTAACAAGTATTTGTGGGAAAATGGTGACTATCATGAGTTGACCAAGAATCAGTTCAGTATCGATTACCATGTCAGTAAGAATTTAATGTTCTCTCTCAACGACCTTTATATCAGCGATGATTCCGAAGAAGAATATAGTGTGACCTATATTTCACTTGGTTACAATTTTTGATAAAAAAAGTTTGACTTTTCCGCCCATTTAGGGTATAATACTATAATCTGAAAACTCGTCTGGGTATAGATATAACTATCCCCAAACAAAACCTTTGACTCTAAGGACACCCTCAATGCCCGTAAAGATTGACCGAAACAAAGATGACATCCTTGCAGAATACGCTGTCGGAATGTTAAAAGATTTCTACCTACTAGATTATGAAGATTCACCACAGGAAGGTTTTGCAAGAGCAGCAAGGGCGTGGTCAAAATATAGAGAGGAAATAGATGATGCACTCGCACAACGTCTATATGATTATGTTAGTAATAAGCATTTTATGTTTGCTAGTCCAGTATTATCTAACGCTCCCAACGGAAAGAAAAAAGACAAAGGGATGCCTATCTCTTGTTTCCTCACATATGTCCCCGATACTCTTGAGGGTCTTATTAGCCATTCTAGTGAGCTTCGGTGGCTTTCTGTTTACGGTGGCGGTGTTGGCGGACATTGGTCTAGTGTGCGAACGGTCAGTGACATTGCGCCAGGGCCAATCCCATTTCTGCATACGGTAGATGCAGACATGATTGCTTACCGTCAGGGTAAGACACGCAAGGGTTCTTATGCCGCATATATGGATATCTCACATCCTGACGTTGTAGAATTTATGAACATGAGAATTCCTACAGGTGATGTGCAAAGAAAGGCGTTGAACCTTCATAACGCTATAAATATAACTGATGAGTTCATGGAGTGTGTCAGAGAAGACAAAGACTTTGACCTTCGTGACCCAAAGAATAGTGAAGTAAAAGAAACAGTTAATGCTCGTAAGTTGTGGGAACGTCTCCTTGAGATTCGTTTTCGAACAGGTGAACCTTATCTTAACTTCATAGATACGGCAAACAATGCGTTACCGCAACCGTTAAAAGATAAAGGACTAAAGATTCACGGGTCAAACCTGTGTAATGAGATTCACCTACCAACCAGCGCAGACAGAACTGCGGTGTGTTGCCTGTCATCTCTGAATTTAGAATACTACGATGAATGGAAAGATACAACTATTGTGCGTGACCTTGTTAGGATGCTCGATAATGTCTTGCAATACTTTATCGACAACGCACCCGACACCATTGCCAGAGCAAAATACAGTGCAGCAAGAGAACGGTCAATCGGACTTGGAGCAATGGGATTCCACAGTCTCCTCCAAAAACATGGAGTCGCATGGGAGTCCGAAGCCGCAAGAGAAATCAACCGAACCGTGTTTGACCACATTAAATCAGAAGCAGTTGCAGAAACTGAACTCCTTGCCCAAGAACGTGGTGAATATCCTGATGGCGATGGGTCTGGAAGGCGCAACTCACACTTGCTTGCCATTGCGCCCAACGCAAGTTCAGGAATAATTCTATCAACAAGTCCTTCTATCGAACCGCTGAAGGCAAATGCATATACTCATCGAACTCGTGCGGGTTCATTCTTGGTAAAGAACAAATACCTCGAACAACTGCTTGATGAGAGAAGTGAGAACACCGAATCCACTTGGACATCTATTATTACCAAGAAAGGTTCTGTTCAACATCTACCGTTCCTTACCGAAGGTGAGAAGGCAGTATTCAAGACCGCAGATGAACTTGACCAGATGTGGGTGGTGCAACACTCCGCAGAACGTCAACAGTTTGTTTGTCAAGGTCAATCTGTGAACCTGTTCTTCCCGTCTGGTGCGGATAAGTCTTATGTAAACAAGGTTCACTATAGTGCATGGGCGAAAGGATTGAAAGGTCTCTATTACCTACGCACCGAATCAAAACAACGGGCAGAGAACGTGTCTGAGAAGGTAGAACGTGTCGCACTACAAGGTGATATGCGTTCTATCGTCTATGGTAAGTCCGACTGTCCATTCTGTTCTATGGCAAAGGAAGAACTCCGCTTGAGGGGTATTCCTTTTGATTACATCGACCTGAAAGAGATAGGTAAGACCGCTCGTGAAGTGACAGGCCGAGATGTCAAAACAGTCCCACAGATTTATCTGGAAGGAGAATATGTGGGCGGATATGAAGAACTTATGGAATACCTAAACAAATCATTAGAAACACAAGAAGACGATGAATGTCGTGCTTGCGAGGGATAAAAAAATGTCATTACTAGATTTTTCAAAAACATACCGGCCGTTCCTCTACCCGTGGGCAGTGGAACTATCAAAGAAACACGAAGAGATACACTGGATTGAAGACGAAGCAGAACTGTCCGAAGACGTTCAGGATTGGAAGACTAAACTGAGTGAACCAGAGAAGAACTTTATCACACAGGTTCTCCGTCTGTTTACACAATCAGATGTTCAAGTTGGTGAGAACTACCACGAACTTCTGATTCCAAAGTTCAAGAATAATGAAGTCCGTAATATGTTATCATCGTTTGCGGGTCGAGAAGCAGTTCACCAACGTGCATATGCATTGTTGAATGATACTCTGGGTCTGCCTGATGAGGACTTCCATATGTTCCTCGAATACAAAGAGATGTCCGACAAGATTGACTTCATGAAACAGGGTGACATCAACAGTCATACGGGTCTGGCATTGGCCCTCGCACAGTCTGTATTCAACGAAGGTCTGTCAGTGTTCGCATCGTTTGTGATGTTGTTGAACTTCCAACGGTATGGTAAGATGAAGGGTATGGGAACAATTGTTGAGTGGTCTATTCGTGACGAGACTCTGCATGTTCAGGGTAACGCGAAACTATTCCGTGAGTTCTGTGAAGAACATCCGCGCATCGTGAACGATGAACTGAAATCTAAAATCTATCAGATGGCAAAAGATGTAGTCAAACTCGAAGACCGTTTCATCAAACTTGCTTTTGATGGTATGGAGATGGAAGGTCTGACCGAAGAGGATGTCAAACAATATATCCGTCACATCGCAGACCGTAGACTCCTACAACTTGGTATGAAACCAAAGTTTGGTGTCAAGGATAATCCCCTACCGTGGTTAGACTGGGTATTAAATGGTGCATCGCATGACAACTTCTTCGAGAAACGTGTTACCGAATACTCTGTAAATGGTATGGAAGGTGACTGGGGTTGGGATGAAGTTGCAGCATAATGGACGAATCGTATGAACTCGAATGTGAAGTTTGTGACCATCGAACTGAAGTCCTAGTTTACGATAGCGAGGAAGAGCCCTCATTCTGCCCTATGTGCGGAACACCAATATCATAACCATATATACATTCATGTGGATGTATGAAAATAAAGTATTTGAACCAGTAGACGAATTCCTTGAAGAATATCAGGGGTTCGTCTACTGTATTACAAATCTACAGAACGGTAAAAAGTATATTGGTAAAAAGTTTTTCTGGAAACCCAAAGTGTTACCCAAGACAAAAACCAGAAAGAGAAAAGTGAGGACAAGAGTCCAGTCTGATTGGCAAAGTTACCACGGGTCTTCTGGCGCCGTTCTAGACCTATTAGAACAGGGTGTTTCCTTCAATCGAGAGATACTACGACTTTGTAAGACTAAAGGTGAATGTTCTTACTATGAGGCAAAACTGCAATTTGAAAATGACGTATTGTTAAATGATGACTACTACAATGAATTCATCGGGTGTAAAATACACTCAAGACATCTTAAATCGTGATATAATCAATAGAGAGATTTGGTGGTCTGACCATCAAAACCAACCAGAACCTAGAGAATCACGCGAATATTTTATTCGACTAATCAATAGATGGAAACATCTATTAGAACTTAGTGGTGTAGTAAAAGGCAATCTCGTAACAATTTCACTCCTAAGTGTTGATACTATGCATGTCTCTGCAATCATCGCATGTGCAGAGATGGGTCTAAAGATTATATTGTTAGACAGTCCCGCGACAGAAGAATCTCTTCCATACACCAAACTTGCGCTACATGGGCCATCTGATTTTTATCTACATTTTAGTCATGAGGGTGATGGTGTGTATGGTGGTCTCCACGGTGAGATGATGAGACGATATGGGGGACAATCGATAGATGCGGTAAAACTGCCAGAAATGTCAACTGAAGATACAACGTTTAATTATGAAATTTCTCCTGATGACCCTCTATTGATGAGTTCTACTTCTGGAACAACTAAACCATCTAGACCAGTTTACTTCTCTCATCGAGAAGTTATGACAATCTCCCGTAGGAATGTGGATATATTTAAGTTTGATGAGAACTCAAAGGTTGTTCACTCAAGAAACCTACATCATGCTTCTGCAATGTTGACATCTCTCATTCCATCTCTAATGGTTGCAAATAGACATCTGACTCTTCCAATAAGTCACGATACAAACCTAGATGTGAATGGTGCGAATGAGAGTTCATGGCAGATGATTTATAATGACGAGTTTACTCATGTTATGATAGCAAACGAAAAGTCGTTGAGACTATTTCTCGATAAATTTGATAAACCATTTAAGAAACCCCTGAACATCAATATGTGTGGGTTCACTCTTAATGAGACTTTCGTAGACCTCGCACGAGAATATAATGTGAAGTTTCATTCTCACTACGGGTCTATTGATACTGCAATCCCTTTACTGATAAACTTTGTTGACGAGGATAGTGTGGTCAAAGAAAATGGTCTGGGTGTGTTGGCAGATGACTTCTATCAGTTCGATGGTAAAGAGATTCGGTGTGAACTCTGGGACGAACCACGATATATCGAGGACACGTTATATCTGATTGACGGTCATTTCTTTATCGAACCAAGAGAACTACCCGAAGTTCCAGATGATGTTGACCTAGAACCCTTCTTTCAAGATACGAAGATAAACTTCGAACAACTTCGTGGATATCTAAATGAACGCAATAAGTCGTGAGATTATTCGGAAAGACCTCCTAATCGATGATGTCGATTATGAGAATCTATGTCTTTCTATCAACCAACACAAACGTTTCTTTCTGTCAAAGGGTATGGAGAAGGGTGATGTCGTATGTCTCAACCTTCCGCCTGATGGTGTATCATATATTGCATCCTATATCGCATGTCTTGAACTGGGACTACCACTATTCATATGGGATGACTTTCTCTGGGATATCACAAATGACGAACACATACATGGCGGCGCGAAAGATTTTGTAAAGAGAAGTGATAGGGTCATTGACAATATCACCAACTGGACATCTAAGTTTAATACCAATCGTCATTTCATTCAACATACGATATTTGATGAAGACCTAAACTATGAGTTGTTTCCTTACTGGGCAAAGGCAATGGATGCTCTCAGGGAGACTGGATTTAGACATTCGTATGAGGGTGTAAAGGGTATGCCGACAGATGATATCCAACCGTGGTGGGTCAGTAAAGAAGATGTTGCAATCGTGGTGAACTATAATCTGGATTCGGACGAACCTAAATTCAAAGATGTTACCCATCAAGAACTTCTATCTGGATTGAAAGACTTTCCGAAGGATGAGGTGTTTGGATTCAGCACATCACTTCACCACCATGACATTCTACAAAAAGGTATCCTACCCGCATTGATGAACTCAAAAAGATTGGTGTATCTGTTCACTCCGTCTCCTAAACTATATGGTGAGAGAGTGAAAGTGTTTCTTCGTAGAACAACACGCAAAATGAAACGATACGGTGTCAATGCGATGTATACGGATGGGCCTGATAGTATGAGTAATTTGTTTGAAATAATGGGAGATGATGACTTTCTTGAGACTATCAGGATTATAATTACCGAAGAAAGAGGAGAATTCCACGATTATTGGGAGGCAGAAAAAAATATTATTTTCGAAAAAAGTGCTTGACATATCATGTTCTTTTTGTTATAGTAAGATATAGTTGAGAAAAGGAGAGAAACTATGGCTTATGTAACACAAGAGATGAAAAAAGAGTTGGCGCCTGGCATCAAGGCGGTTCTCAAGAAGTATGGTATGAAAGGTTCTATCAGTATCAACAACTATAGTTCTTTGGTTGTGACCCTGAAAGAAGGGCCTTTGTCTTTTACTGGTGTTGACCGGCGTGGTGAGAATATTTACTACCCTGCTACTGATGGCAATATCCACAGTCAAGTCAATACATACCACGTTGATAAATTTTACACTGGAGAGACTGCTGACTTTCTGAATGAGTTGGTTGCCGCCATGAAAGGTGTAACGAGTCGTGGTGAGTGGTATGACAAGACCGATATCATGACTGACTACTTTGACATCGCATACTATGTAAACGTCAATGTTGGTAAGTTTGATAAAGGTTACATCCAAACGGGTGTGGAGTCGCTCGCCGCATAAATAGGAATACGGGACATCCCCGTTATAAGTGCGAAACCTATCTCTGCGGAGTAGGGAGTAGGGTAAAGGGGGCGGTGTCAGACTGCCCCTTTTATTTTGTGCTTGACAAAAGTTGGAAAATATGTTAGTATACATATGATGAAAGGAATATTGTTATGAAACTAAATCTTGACCCAGAAATTTTGCAGAAGAGGTATGCAATCAAAGGGTTTCTAGAGTCGGCTGAAAATGACCTAGAGAAGGCACAGAAGCGTGGAAACAAGGAATCTGTGGCAACTTATACATATCTTGTAGGTGAATATCAGATAATGTTAGAAGAATTTGATGAATATTACGACCTGTAGAGAACCCTAAAACACTATATAATATATACGGAGAAATAATGGAACTTGAAGTTTTTGAAATTTTTCACCAGTTTTCGCAAATGAAAACTCGAAAAGATAAGATTGCTTTTCTAAAAGAAAAAGGCAATATCCCCGCAGTCAAGGATGTCATTCGCGGTGCATTTGATGACCGACTACAATTCATCCTTCCCGCAGGCAAACCCCCATACACCCCTAATCGACCAGAGAGTGTTCCCTCAACTTTGAGAAAGAAACACCGTGAGTTTGGCGACTATGTGAAAGGCGCTCGTTCTGCACAGTTGAAACAGTTCCAAATCGAAAAACAATTCATTCAAATGTTAGAAGCAATTCATCCAGAAGATGCACTTATCGTTCTGGACATGGTGAACAAGAAGTCACCAGTTAAAGGTTTGACTAAAAAGATTGCAGAGGAGGCATTCCCGAATCTGATATCTTAACTTTTCGTTATGTTTTCTTTCAACTCTAACAACAAGGAGCAATTATGCCAAGAACGCAAATAGAGAGATTGAAAAACGACAGTAGAGAACTCGATAACTATATCCACCGTCTCAAGAAAAAGGGAAGAGACAACCTTGCTCATAGGTTATCGAAAAAACAAAGTTTTCTCAATCAGACTATTGCCGAATACGAAAGTTCAATTCTAGCATAAAGGTAGGTGGTCAAGTATCTCGTTGGGGGTGCTAGCCACCCTCAACGTTACTTGGAGACAAAATGCCAACATATACAATGATGCATAAAGAGACTGAAGAAGAGAAAGATATCTTCTGTTCTTATGATGAGTCTCAAAAATTTCTTGAAGAAAACCCTGATTGGTGTCGAGTAATCGGTGCGCCTGCACTGGTGACACAAACAGGCAATGTAATCAACAAAACATCAGGTGATTGGAAAAACTTGATGGAGAATGTCAAAAAAGGTTCGGGTAAAGGGAATACTATCAAGACATGACTATGAAACGTCTCAAGATAGACCACCTGTTAACCTACGAAGCAATCACACAAAATCAAAGAATAGCATACGACTCGTGGGATGACAGAGACCATTTAGTTCTCTGTGGTTCGGCAGGAACGGGTAAGACCTTTATCGGAATGTATCTCGCACTCGCGGATGTTCTAGATAAATCGTATGAACAAGACAAACTTGTTATCGTAAGGAGCGTTGTTCCGACACGGGAGATGGGGTATCTGCCTGGTTCAATCGAGGAGAAGGTTGATGCATATACCGCACCGTATCGGTCAATCGCAACCGAACTATTCAATGAGAAACTCGCATATGATATGCTTGAGACACAGGGTGCAATCTCGTTTATGTCCACTTCATTCATTCGGGGACAGACAATCGATGACGCAATCATTCTGGTTGATGAGATGCAGAACCTTACATACCACGAACTGGATAGTATTATCACTCGTGTGGGACGCAATACACGCATCATCTTCAGTGGAGACTACTATCAATCAGACCTAAATAAAGAGACTGACAAGAACGGTATTCTGGACTTTATGAACATCATGGAAGTCATGAACAACTTTACAACCGTAGAATTCGGATGGGCAGATATTGTAAGGTCAGACTTTGTTCGAGACTATATCATGACCAAAGAAATGGTCGAAAGAGGAAAACTAAATTGAGACTATCACCAAACTTCACCTTGAGTGAATTTACCAAGTCCCAGACTGCTCTGCGACAAGGTATCGACAACACACCGAATGAAGAACACTTGGTTGCGGCACAGGCGTTGTTCCTGATGGTCGTTCAACCTGTTCGAGATAACTTTGGTGTTACCGTAATCAACTCTGGATACCGTGGCCCTGCACTGAATGAAGCGGTTGGCGGTTCGTCAAAGTCCCAACATTGTAAGGGTGAGGCAGTGGACATCGAATGTCCAGGCACATCTAACTACGAAGTCGCAAAGTGGATTGAAGACAATCTGGACTTTGACCAACTCATCCTTGAGTTCTATACGCCTGGCATTCCTGACTCTGGTTGGGTTCATGTGTCGTATAAGGTGGAAGGTAATCGTAAATCAGTATTGACCGCAATGAGAGAAGATGGCAAGACAGTCTATAAGACTGGACTAATTGAATGAAAAATATCATCTATCAATATATGATAATTGATGAAGATACTAACAAACGGGGTAAAGTTCCTCAGTATCCTCAAGGCACTCGCGCAGAACTATATCAAAAAACCGCAGACCTCTCTGCGGAATCATTTCGCACCTATGCAAATAAGATAGGCGCAATACACCATTATACGAATAATAAGGTGTTTACTAAAGGTAAATCTGGGACTACTGTTCCTTTGTTTGAAGTTCTACGATTAGTTTACGACCCTCTCTATGATGACTTTGATAAGTTGTTGTTTGTCGATACGGATATTATTGCAAATACTGAAGAGAACATCTTTGACATAGAAGACTGTGATGTTTATGGTGTGTTTGAGTCTGATATTCGGACAACCAAAGGGGGTGGATATAATAGTTGGGATTATAGTCAAAAAAAATATCAAGAAGTTGCAACAAGATTTAATAGAACGGGTGTCCCTATCGTTGAGAACCGATGGGGTAAAGAACCATCAAGTATAACCTGTTTCAATACTGGTGTCATGGTTTGGTCAAGAGATGCACGACTCAAAGCACGAGAGTGTTTTGATGACTGGTATGAATACATGATGGCAGGAGAGGGTAAGGATGCGTTTTGGGTAAACAATGACCAGTTCTTCATCTCTGGTCAATTGACCAAACACGGATTTGACATCAAGGGTATTGACCAGACTTGGAATGATACACCCACCCATTGGGAAGATGACCGTGGATATGATATGAATTTTCTGCACTACACGGGTGGCGGTAATAAAGTTATCATGCTTGATGATTATACAAATAATAAATTCAAATACTTAAAAAAATTCAAATATGTAAAGGCATAAAAAGGGCAAATTCAAATACTTGAAACCGTAAAGATTGAAGACCGCACTTACGCAATCGTGCAGATACTCAACTTTAATTTTATGAATACTTACGAGATTATCTGTTCGGATGAATATTATAGTGATGTTGTCGCAGGCCCGTATCTTTCTATAGAGGAAGCGGTCAAAGACTTACTGTCTGTTGCCGAGATGCATGAAAAAATACATGCACGACCCACAAAAAACGCTTGACAAACTGTGCCCTTTCTTGTATTATAATAGTATAAGAAAGGAAAATATATGAAAAAATATCACAAAGTAGTTCTTACCGACATTGATGGTGTTGTCCTTAACTGGGGATATGCCTTTGATATCTGGATGCAAGAAAAGGGTTATGTTGTTAAAGACCCCGATTCCTATGATATAGGTAAGGTCTATGGACTTGAACCTTCTGAATCAAAAGAAATGGTTCGGTTGTTCAACGAAAGTGCTGCGATTGGTTTTCTACCACCTCTCCGCGATGCAATGCACTATATCAAGAAACTCCATGAAGAACATGGGTATGTCTTTCACGCAATCACAAGTTTGAGTAAAGACTTTAACGCACAGAAACTTCGGACACAGAACCTTCAGAAGTTGTTTGGTGAAACTGTGTTTGAGAAGTTTATCTATCTTGATACTGGGGCTGACAAAGACCAAGAATTAAGTCAGTATGAAGGTAAAGATTATGTCTGGGTTGAAGACAAGATTGAGAATGCCCAGTGTGGTGCAAGTTTTGGTCTTGACTCTATTCTCATGGAACACAGTTTCAACATGGATAATACAGAGTTTCCCCTGATGAAAAACTGGAAAGATATATACGAATATTTAACTTGATATATACTCCTATGAGATATGTTGGTTATTCAGAATACTTTCACGATGCGGCATTGGCTATCGTCAATCCCGATGGTAAAGTCGCATATGCGTCACAATCAGAACGATATAGTAAAATAAAAAACGATGAATTGATATTCCCTGAGATGTGGAATTTTGTCAATGATGATGACCACGTTACCTTTTATGAAGATATAAATTTGCGTAAAAAAATGATGGGCGGTTATCGCACATTTGGTGCCCCTAAATTTAGGAATCAAAAAGAAGAACAAACAGCGCCAATTAGTAATTCATACCTGTATGATGATTTTAATCTACATCATGAAAGTCATTGTGCTCTCGCATTTTTCACTCGGCCGTGGCAATCAAAAGAAGACACAGTTTGTGTTTCAGTAGATGGTTCGGGTGAACTTGAATCGGTTGCAATTCATGACCACAATCTAAAACCCATAAAAAAAGTTATGTGGCCACAATCTCTTGGAATGTTATATGGGACTGTGACTGGAGCAATAGGTTTGAAATCTCTTAGAGATGAATATATCGTCATGGGACTTTCTTCGTATGGTGAGGTTGACAAAAAACTTTACGACATATTATATAACGGTTATTATTGGTTTGAAAGTGAACAGGGATTATACGAGAAAATGATTGTAGATTTTGAACAAACTTCAATCGCAGAAAGTTCCCTAAGCGCTAAATTTGTTGTATATGAAACAAGAATAAAAAATAGGTGCAAGGAGATATCTATGGAGGATGCCGCTGCAACTGTTCAAAATTTCTTTGAGGTCGAAGTTCTTAAAATTATGAAGGAAGCAAGAAAGTATGGGTCTAAACTTGTCTATGGTGGTGGTTGTGCCCAAAATGTTATTGCAAACTCTATGATACGCGAACTCTTTGATGACATGCATATTGCAATCGCACCTAATGATGCAGGCAATGCTCTAGGGTGTGCAGCATACACATGGCATAAAAACACGGGGGGAACACATCTAGACTGGTCTCCATATTTGGGTCATAATATTGACCGTGATATCAATCCAAAAGAAGTTGCAAAGTATCTCGTTGAAAATCGAGTCTGTGGTATTGCAAATGGTCGAGCAGAGTATGGCCCTCGTGCATTGGGTAATCGGTCTCTGATTGCAGATGTTCGTTATGATGTCAAGGATACCGTTAATGAAATAAAAAAGAGACACAAGTTCAGACCTTTTGGCCCTGCAATTCTGTCAGAATTTCAAGACCACTATTTTGATGGTCATAAAAATGAATATATGCAGTATGCTGCAATTGCAAAACATCCTTATGACTCTGTAACACATATAGATAATACTGCAAGGGTGCAAGTAGTAAAACCTGATTGCAAATCTGTTCTTAGACAGATATTAGAAGAATATTTTGAACTTACACAAGTCCCAATGTTACTAAATACTTCTTTGAACATAAGAAATCAACCTATGGTAAATACCATTGAGGACGCTATAGAATGGGAAAAAAAATATAACGTAAGAGTATTCTAATGGCAAAAAAACAAAAACAATTACAAGAACAATCAATTTATGATAAGTATGATTTAGATGGGGATGGAACAGTGACAGATGAAGAACTCGCTCGAGCCGAAGAGATGCGTAGATTTGATAATGAAGATGCGAAGGCAGACGCACAACGTAAGATGGCGTGGTTTGCTCTGTGGGGTATGTTGTTATATCCACCTAGTATTGGTGTAGCAAGTATATTTGGATTAGATATTGCAGCATCTTTGATTGCAGATATCGCATCTGTTTATTTCGTATCGGTTGCAGCAATCGTTGCAGCATTCTTCGGGGCATCTGCACTGAACAAAAAGTAATGAAAATAAGATGGCGTGGAACTTGGGGTGTTGGTGACTTCATGCAAGCACTTAACGCCTCTCATAATTATTGTTTCAAAAATAAGACAACAGTAAATCTTGAGATGCACTGGCGACATGATGAAGACTACCTTCATCATCCTAAAGACCCAGAAACAATCATTCAAAGAATGGATTGGTTACACACACAATATCATCGTCAGGATGATGTGACAGTCACGCATGTTTTTAATTCTCAACTATTTCCGTATAATAACCTCGATACATCAGCCAATAAAACCCGATGTTATTTTGATGACAAGCCTGTTGCATCTCCAAAAAATGACTGGATATTCAAACCAGAGTCATTTGTTCCCAAAAGAAAAAAGATAGTTATCTGGACACCTACATACAATAGTCAAGCACCAAGAACTTGGAAAAACTTCTTGACAAGTGATGATTGGTATGATATAATTAAGCTACTTTCTTGGGAGGGTTGGATACTAGTAGAATTAACTTATCGAACTCCTATCAGTGTTGCATTCAAACAAATATCAGAGGCAGATTTTATTGTATGTTATGATGGTATGTGGCACTTGATTGCAAGAAATTTTGGTAAACCTATGTTCATACCATCTTGGGAAGGTATCACTGAATACAACACACCACAGGCAATAAGAAGACCTATTTTAGATTTATCTAAATATAAAGACAATCCCTCTGGGGCGACAGCTGTTGGTCGCAAGGATGTTAAGAAATTTTTTGGTGATGGTAATAAAAAGTTTGAACCTAATCTTACTAAAATGAAAACAAAAGCAAAAGTTTATTTGAAAAATCTAAAAAAATATCATGAAGATTGATAGAGCAGTAATTGAAGTCTATGGTGGATGTAACTACTCATGTAGTATGTGTCCTCAAGATATGCGAACAGGTGGTCGGGATAAACGATTCAAGGGTAAGATGACTCTTGAAGAGTTTGAACAGAACGTAGCAGATTGTGCTCAACATGGTCTACGAGTCGTAAACCTTGATGGTAGTGGTGAGGCAACCGCAGTCAATAACCTACCCGATTATATCAGGATTGTCAAGAAATATAATGCACAGGCTGTTATCTTTTCTAATGGGTTCAAGATGCATGGTCAATACATGAAGGACTGTGTTGATGCGGGTCTTGACTTCTATCGGTTCTCATTCATTGGGTCAAACCATGATAAATACGATGAGTGGATGTATAATAAAGTCGGTGGGACATACGAAAAAATTATTCAGAACATCCGCGAAATGAAGGCGTATGTAGAAGAGACCGAATCAAAATGTGTAGTTGCGACATATCATCTGATTACTGACAATGACAATCTACAGAATGAACTAGACGAATACAAAGCATTGGTCGAAGACCTAGGCGTCAGAACAGAGATTTGGAAACTACATAACTGGAGTGGTGTGTATGACCCGTCTTATAAACGCGAAGGTGAGGTAAAGACCTGTGGGCGACCTTTTAGTCCAGACGTTGTTATTCGTGTTGGTGGCCTTGATGGTAAAAGAGGTGCTGTCGCTCCTTGTTGCCAAGTCTTGGGTAGAGACGAGGAAGCAGTTCTCGGTCACACATCTGAAAACACAATTGAAGAAATCTGGTTCGGTGATGCGTATAGTCAACTCCGTGATGACCATACTACTGGAAATTATCCTGATTACTGCCGTGGGTGCGACTTTCTTCTTGATGACCCCGAAGTTCTAATTTATACAAATCACAATCGCGACCTCCACCACATGTATGGCACGGAGTTTGACCTCAATGATTTCCGATAACATTTGGATGATACAGATACCTGATAACGAGGTATCACAATATTATGTGAATAGGGTTTTACCTTCGTGGAATAATCATAAGGTAAATATGTTTGATGCATATACACCAGACCATATGCCTGACCATCTGAACTTCGGAAAGTTTTGGAACTTTCGAGACTTCAGTCAATCAGAGAAGGCGGGGTTCTATAGTCATTTAGAACTGTGGAAAAAATGTTTTGAAGAGGATGAACCTATCGCAATCATTGAACACGATGTGATGTGCATCAAAGATGATATGCCTATCATAGATAATTTCTTTGCCTTCTGCGATTTTGACTCTGAACAGAGTCATGAAAACTATGCCACAAGATTTAGAGGTCATCCCTATTGGGGGACGGGAGAGATGTTCTGTCCAGTCACTCATGCATATTACATGACACCTGATGTGGCAGAGACGATGTATTATAATCTTATAGATACAAAACTGAATAAATTTGTTGATGATTACATGTGGGAATTCATGGGTAAGGATACAAACAAAATTGTAAATTACACAAATCCTCTGTATGACAAAGAAGTTGGAGCAACGATGATTCATGAATAGAATGATTTTCCAAGTGGCGGTAGGTAAACCGTCCAAACTATATGAACACTGCATTGAAAGTGTTGCACAATACTGTGAGAAATATAATATTAAACATGTCGTATTGACTCAACCCAAACTGCGTATCAAACCTGACATCTTTACCAGTGGACGAAGTGAGGAATCCTATATGAAGTATGGGGGATATCTGCCTATCTATGAGAAGGAGAATGCGTTTGAGTATCTGGATGACTATGACCAGATTGCAATCGTAGATGCAGACATCTATATCCGACCAGACGCACCAAATATCTTTGAAGACTTTGGAACAGAACATGCGTTTGGTGCGGTATGTGAACGCGAGATGAATATTCAGGATTGGTATAAAAACAAGATTATCAACTACTCGCGTATGCAATACAATCCGCTTCATCGGAATACCCTTGATTTCAAACCAAACAATCTGGGGTTTGAGTTCTTTAACATGGGTCTCATTCTGTTGAACAGTAAACTCTTCAAACCATACCTCAAAGGCCAAGACCCACATAGTTTTATCAATCGTATGGAGTTTAAGGACTTTGTTGATGGTGTGGGTGCATGGAAGTGGTCTACCGACCAGACACTACTGAACTACTTTCTCAAGAGATATAACATTCCAACTAAACATATGAACGGTAAATGGAATGGTCTGTATAGTGCAGTCGATAATCTGAAGGATTGTCACTTCATTCATTTCTTCCTAAAAGACAAACTTCCCAATGCTGGTGAGAATGTTGGAGAGTTGATGAAACAAATCGTATAAATAATGTTATTGTCAATAGAGTGAATAAGGAACTAACATGTTAAACCCACAAGAGTTTGTGAAGAAAATTCGCAACGAAAATCAAGCATTGTTCGAAGCATCCAAGATGAACGTCAAGGCATACTTCGAAGGCGACCTTTCTAAAGAGGAAATGGTTGACCACTTCATTGGTCGCATGGTCAATGAACGTATGAACATGTCTGAAATCTCCGCACAAATCGCAAGTGCAGACGATGATGCAGACCCAAGAGAATTAGAATTACTTTCAAAACAAGCAGCAGATGAAGCAAAACACTATCGTATGGTCAAGGAAGTTATTGAACATATCACTGGTGAAGAAGTAGATGCTGCAAGTGCGATTGCAAAAGAACGCGAAATGGATACTGCCAAAGGTGCATCTCTGTTAGAAAAGTATGACGCAGAGAATGACGAGGCAGTCCTCGCCGCATATCAGTTGGTTGCGGAAGGTCGTGCAGAAGCGGTATGGAATCAGATGGCAGATACTATCGAAGATAGTTTCATTTCTGGTCGTTATCGCGAGATTGCAAAGGACGAAGGTTTCCACAGTGGTATCGGTGCATACAAGTTACGCAAAGTTGCAACCGATGAGAAAACACAGAGTCGTGTTCTTCGTATTATCGAAGCAATGCGTAAAGACCTGTTTGAAATCTCGTGTGCAAATACAGTCGAAGCAAAAGGTTCACGCGAACTTGTGAACACAGTCTACGGTTGGTAAATGAACGTAGGACTCACACAACGAGTCCTCACGCACAACGGACAAGTTCATGACTCTTTAGACCACAACTGGTATCGGTTGTTGAAGGGTCATGAACTTATCCCCATCCCAAATCGTGAAGACTTAGATTATGAATCCCTTGCGGAGTCTCTCGACCTTCTCATCGTCACAGGTGGGGATAACGAAGAGATTCGTATTATCACAGAAGTATCTCTCATAACCGAAATGTCAAGACTGGGTAAACCCATTCTTGGTATCTGTCATGGTGCGTTTCTCCTAACAGAGATGCTTGGCGGTAGCACGAAGGAAATCGAAGGTCACTATGATACCGAACATCTTGTATATGGAGATGCACCTACCCACATCCGTGTGAACAGTTTTCATAATATTTCTATTGACAAACAGCCCCCAAATGGTGTATACTTATATATTGATGGGAATGGTAACATTGAGTCTTGGATGAAAGACAACATATGTGCAATTGTCTGGCATCCTGAAAGAATGACCAGACCCTTTATACCTGATGAGATACGGAAGGTGACAGGATTATGATGAAACAGATTGATAATGGAGAGACTTATCAGGTTACCGATATTTGGAATTATGATATCCAAGTTATAAGGGGTGTCAATACGACTTATATCAATAACAATAACTCGATAGGAACAAGTTATATTATGGGTAAAGACTGTAGTGTCCATATGAAGAACGGTTGGTCAGTTGAGACTAACAGTTTCGCAGGGCAGACAGACAATGAGTTCACGGTTGAGACGCATAATGATACCTCTGTGTTTGCTCACATCAAGTTCTATGGTCTGCATCTCAACGATGACCGCATGTTCATACCACATGATAATCCAAAAGGCAACCTATCTTACATGGACGGCGGAACGAACACCACCGCAGTCAATCCTGGCCGTCTTGGACTTCCCGTCATCAACTATGTCCACTTCCCCGCAGGGATGAAACAGACTCTCCACACTCATCCAAGTCAACGCATCGGATTAGTCCTGTCTGGTAAAGGTGAGATTGAACTTGATAATGATGTAATGTTCCCTATCAAGGCGGGGGATTGTTGGGTCATGGAGAGAAATGTTTTACATAATTTTATGTGTAATAAGGGTGAGGATGTTACATTATTTGTATTCAGTCCTGACTCTGGAACAGGGCCAACAGATGAAATCAACCCATTGAAAGTGAGAACCTATGTCGGACAACAACGATTATAAAAAACTATTAATCATAACAGGCCCACAGGGGTCTGGCAATCATCTATTCAGTAAAGTGTTTAGTTATCATCCATATGTGAGTGGATGGGATTTTGGTGACAAGTATTGGATACCAAGTGACGAAGAACCCTTTGCAGAATGTTGGGTAGACCCATCAAAGACGAAGAGTATGTTGAAAAGTTCTGCGGTTGTTGCAAACGTCAGTGTGCCTTTTGTGTATGACGGAGTGAAACAAGTTCCAAAGATACAAGAAGTCATGAAGGAGGCACAAAACGTAGGGTATGATGTTAAGGTCTGTATTGTAGTTCGAGACCGTAATATAAATATGGAACAACAGTTTAGGGTTAGAAACGAATTCACATTGCCACAAGCACTAGGATATTATTACAAACTAGATGCCGACTTACAGTTCCTTTCTCATGAGTCGTTATATTTGTATGGTGGTGCGTATCTGAAGTGGTTGTCAAAGGTTCTTGACTTTCCGATTGCATATAATGATGAACGAATTGAGAAAGATATTGCAAAAGACCAAAATGCAAAATATGTGGAGCCTGTTGACTCTCACTGGTTGGATGAACAAGTATGGCAAGGGATAAGACCAAAGAATGAACGGTAAATACATCTTTGTCACTGGTGCGCCTGGTTCACGATGGAGTGGTTATGTTGAAGACCACCTATACATTCGTGACGATATAGACAAGAGTGATAGGTCACCTGAACGAGAGTATTGGCATGGTCGTGATGGTTGTAGAGACTTAGTGCATAGAGGTGCATACTTTGACCCTGGCATGGAGTTTCGAAATGATGAGAAATATTGGGATAAACCATTTAGTGGTGAAGGTATTCGCATAATCAAGTCTCATACATTTGCTTATCATATATATTGGTTGATGAGATGGAACTGTCCTATTCATCTGGTATATAGAACTAATCAAGAATGTTTTGATTGGTGGCACGAATGTGGTGGTTGGAATATCAAGTATCCCGACTATAAATGGTATCGAGACGATGACAATATGATAGAACAGATACAAATGCAGAACCTTCTTATCAAAGAATTTGTTGAAGAAGAAGGTCTTGAAAAACATAATGACGGAAAAAGAGATTATTACATATGGACGCCAAAGACAGAGAATGGTTAAAAGATTACTTTACTTACCATTGGCCCAGTTCACGCACTGCGGGATTGGATGATTATTATTGGACAGGATGGAGATTGATAGATGAAATACAAGAAGGAGAAACCGTCTTGGATGTCGGTTGCGGGGTTAATCCGTTTAAGAGACATATTAAAGGATTACATGGCATCGATATTACAGACATTGGGAGTGACGAACAAGTCGCAATCGAGGACTATAGACCAGAAACTAAATTTGATGTTGCTTTTTGCCTCGGCTCTATTAATTTTGGCGGCTGGTCTGAAGTAGTAGAACAAATCAATTCACTGACACGAAGGTGTCTAAAAGATGAATGTCGAATTTATTGGAGATGTAATCCAGGCCATCGTGACCATGAGAATGAATTAGTCAACCAAGTTCCCTTCTTTAATTGGAATATAAATCATCATATCATGTTGACACAAAATACAGGTTTCAAAGTTACAGAATTTATGCCTGATAATAATAGGATGTATGTGAAATGGGAAAGAAAATCTTCGTCCATATCCCCAAAAACGGGGGGATGACAATCAGGAGAAATCCTGAACTGCGACCAAAAGTATTACTCGCAACACCAGAAAATCATATTAATCGTCAGTATACAGAAGACCTTTTTCGCGTTATGCAAGAAAACCGCGAACATCACGGTTTTGAACATGCAAGGTGGAGAGACTGGAATCAACAGGTTCGAGAAAATCATCGTGCATTTGCAATTGTTCGTAACCCGTGGAGTCGAGTTGTATCGCGATTTGAATTTGCAAAAAAGGTAATCTATAAAGAAGATGGTTCTGACCATTTTGGTAGAACAGATTATATTGACTGTTCCTCGTTTGAAGCATTCCTTGAAACTCGACACGAATGGGGTGGTAGAAAGTTCTTCTGGCATCGTGCAATCCGTGGGTGGTATCCCGCATTGGATTATGTGACTGATGAAAAAGGTAAACTTAGGTGTGACATTCTTAGGTTTGAACACTATGATGATGACGTAAAATCATATCTGGGTGTCCTATTCAATCCCGAACCTCGCAATGTGACTGGATATAAACAGTCTACATATACTGATTACTATAACGATAAAACAATTCAGATTGTTGCTGACTGGTATAAAAAAGATATTGACTATTGGGGATTCGACTTTGATAGTGCTGCACAAAGGAACTATTGGAGATGATGGGAAGCCCAATAAACAAAGACTCCGTAAATATTATGGGGTTGATAGAACCAAACTCGATAGGCGCAGAAGTGGGCGTCTGGTTTGGAAACTCCTCACAGAAATTCTTGGGTCGAGGAGTGAGAGAACTTCATCTCGTAGATGCATGGAGTATTGAACCATATAAAGAATCTACAGAACATGGCACATATGAAAACTATCTAGAAAGATATTCCAAGATGTGTGGGGGTAATACCGAAAAAGATTTCCAAAAATACTATGATAGTGTTTATAGAACAGTGAAGTCAACAATAGGAACAGACCCTCGTGTTACCATTTATCGAATGAACTCTAATGAGTGGTTTGATAGTTTTGATAAGAAACTTGATTGGATTTATGTTGACGGTGACCATTCCTACGAGGGGTGTCTTCGTGACTTGAACAATGCACTAAAGGTTGTCAGAGTTGGCGGTCTTATTCTTGGAGATGATTATAAATGGCCAGATACAAAATTTGGTAAGACTGGTGTCACTCGAGCGGTAGACAAGTTTTGTTATAGTAATGGTTTATTGAAAGAACAACACGGACAAGTTCAGTTTAGTATAAAGGTATAATATGCATCCCTCATCAATCGCAAATATGAAAAGGTGTAGAGAACACCTAAATGAAGTTATCGGAAAAGACATCACAGTTTTGGATGTTGGTGGTCGTGCATTGAAAGCAGATAAGGATAGGTCATATCGTCCAATCTGGGAAGATGTTGCAGAGAAATATCTAATTGCAGACCTTGTGGCAGGATTGAATGTTGACTTACCAATGCCTGGCCCTTATACAATTCCCCTTGAGGACGAGTCTGTCGATTTGGTTGTGAGTGGTCAAACCCTTGAACATGTCAAGAATCCCTTTCGAAGTGTTACTGAGATGACACGAGTTTTGAAAACGGGTTCACATATTATTTTAATTGCACCATCTACTGGCCCTCGACATGATAGTATTGACTGTTGGAGATTTATGGATGACAGTTTCAAGGCAATCGCCGAGGAATGTGGTCTAAAAGTTGTGTTAGATTATATCGATTTTGGCCCGTGGGAAGAACGGTCTGCAAGATGGAAAGACCATGTTTTCATCGGTAAGAAGAAATGATAAAACTTATATTGTTTGACCTAGATGGAGTTCTGGTCAATACAAAAAATATACATTTTGATGCATTGAATGAGGCGTTGGGTGAACGTGCAGTCACCCGTGACGAACACTTGTCCTTGTATGATGGTATGACTACCATGAACAAATTACGTTTCATGGGGTTCTCTGAGTCTGAATCCAAGAAAATATTTTATGACAAACAACTCTATACTTATCGAAGACTAGACTCACTTGAAAAAAACAATAATATCATTGATTTATTTTTAGAATTAAAGAAAGAAGGATATGAAATTGGAATTTGTTCTAACGCAATTAAAAAGACTGTGGTTAAATGTCTATCCAGAGTTGGTATTACTCACCTATGTGATTTTTTTCTCTGTTCTGGTGATGTAACTAATCCAAAACCACACCCCGAAATATATTGGAAAGCGATGTCAACTATGGGTGTTCTTCCTGAAGAGACTTTGATTGTTGAGGACTCTCATGTTGGTCTGTTGGCAGCGCATCGGTCTAGTGCAAATGTGATTAGGGTGAACAGTCCTGATGATGTAAATCTTGGTTTAATAGAAAGAATCAAAGGTCAAACTCCAACTCCTCGATGGAAAGATGAGAAACTAAACGTAGTCATACCAATGGCAGGCGCGGGTAGTCGTTTTTCAAATGCGGGATATACTTTTCCTAAACCACTGATTGATGTCAATGGGAAACCAATGATTCAAAGAGTTGTAGAGAATATCGCGATTGAAGCAAACTATATTTTCATTGTCCAAAAATCACATCGAGAGAAATACAATCTGGATTCGATGTTGAACATGATTGCACCAAACTGCAAGATTGTGGAGATTGAAGGTATGACAGAAGGTGCTGCTTGCACAACTCTACTCGCAAAAGAATATATCAATAATGACTCACCACTGTTTATTGCAAACTCTGACCAATATGTAAAATGGGATTCATCACACTTCATGTATAAAATGAAGGAACATGATGTTGATGGTGGTATTGTTACTTTCAAAGCAACACATCCCAAGTGGTCATATGCACAGACAGATGGTCTAGGTAATGTCGTGAAGGTTGCGGAGAAAGACCCAATCAGTGACAATGCGACTGTTGGGTTTTACTACTGGAAACGTGGTAGAGATTATGTGTCTTTCTGTGAAGACATGATTGCGCTTGACCAGAGAGTAAATGGTGAGTTTTATGTCTGTCCTGTATATAAT